AATGGTGTTAGTGATGTTGTATTTGGCACAGGCGCTCAAGTAAAAATTCAAGATACTACTGGTGCAACCACCACTGCAACTGGTGCATTGGTTGTTTCTGGTGGTCTTGGTGTTGCTCAAAATGTCTATCTGGGCGGAGAGTTAAGAGCTAGTGGAAATATTACAGCTTATAATTCCTCAGATATTAGATTTAAGGAAAATGTTACCACAATTACAAATGCAATTGCTGCGTTAACTCGAATCAATGGAGTGAGATTTGATTGGACCAAGGACTATATTGCGAATCACGGAGGTGAGGATGGGTATTTTGTTCGAAAAAATGATGTTGGTATCATAGCACAAGAAGTTAAAAATATATTGCCAGAAATAGTTGGCACAAGAGATGATGGATTTTTAGCAGTAAGATATGAAAAAATAATACCTTTACTTATTGAAGCGATTAAAGAGCAACAAATACAGATTGATAATTTAAAATCTGTAATTAATCAGTTGGTTAGTAAGGACAACAAATAATGACTATGACCAGCACAGGTTATATTAGCCTAGGTGGTGGTTCACCGACATTTGTCGTTGGTTCAGGAGGAACTCAAAAACACACATCTATACAATATGAATTGTATGCGGTAAACACAGTTACTTATTCATTAGCAGGCACTCGGCAGATATCTTTAAATGATTCGGATGCACGTATACTAGCTAGCAGGCCTTCAGGTGCTATATCATTCAGTGATTTTTATAATAAAAGATCATTTAATTCCACGACTATTTATTTTCAAAATACAGGAACTTTTACCTATAGTGTGCCGTTTAATTATCAAACACTGACCATAGAAGTGTGGGGCGCGGGCGGCGGCGGAGGAGGAGGCTTTGGCGGGGGTTCAACGGGCTCCGCGTCAATTGTTTCCGGCGTTGGTGTAACAACAATAACTGCAAATGGCGGCAAGGGCGGATCATCCGCAGCAAATACATCTGCGCCAGGAGGAACTGGTGGATCGGCATCTGGTGGTAATAATATTAATACGTCAGGATTAACAGGCGGATCAAGTAGTATTGACGGATCTAGTGGCGGACAGGGCGCTAACGGAATTGCAGGAAGCATAGCCGGTGGCACAGGAGGAGTTGGTGGCGAAGCTGCTGATCCTAATTTTGTTGGAGGAAACGGCCAGCCCGGTACTCCTGGTACTGTACCTGGAGCCGGCGGCGGTGGGGGAGCTAGGGGAACTGCTCCCCAAGGATTTACAGGCTACAGTGCCGGCGGCGGTGGAGGATCTGGAGGTTACGCTAAATCAGTGATTACAAATTTGAATTATTTTGATACTTTAAGTATAACAGTAGGGCAAGGCGGCCTTGGCGGCCTAAGTGGCAATTCTAACGGCGGTCAAGGTAGTACCGGGACTGTTATAATTACGGCTACATAAATTACAATAAAACGTTATATTATTGTAGTTTTGTTTTTATATACTCAAAAACAGAAATACAGTTGTTATCAACTATTGCGGCACGAGTATAGTACTGATACTTGTCATGAAGATGTTTAGGAAACGAAATAATTTCAAGTTTTGCGTTAAATTTTCTAGCAATTATTTCTGCAACACTACTAAACAGCACAGGAACACCAGTGCCTAGATCATAGATTCCCGAAGGTCTGTTATCCTCTAACATCACGCGACATACATCTCCTACCCAAATAAAGTCCCTGCACCCGTCGCCTGATCTTTCAAATATTTTAATAACGCCTGTTTCTTTGGCTTGTTTTGTAAATTGAAATAGAGGACTTGCTTGACTACCTTTGTGATCCTCGCCTTCGCCGTAGACATTAAAAAATCTATATCCCCTAATATTACTAAATTTATCAATATTATCTCTGACCCATAAATCAACAAATGCTTTTGACATTGCATAGTAATTAAGAGGATTAATTAAAGGACGATGAGTGTTGCTATTTCCGTACACGGATGCAGATGATGCATACGACACCGGGACATTATAATCAATGCATTTTTGAAATAATTTAATAGAATAATCTATATTATATCGATAAATTTTATCAATGTCCGTTTCTGTAGTATCAGAAATTGCGCCCATATGATAGACTCTAGACAATCTTGAAAAATCCATTTCATTGATTACATAATCTGCATTATGAATATCACACTCGAATACCACTTCTAAGTCAAGATATTTTGCTAAATTTTTTCCAATAAATCCATTACTTCCAGTTACTAAAATCATAATACTCTTTCAAAATAATACGTTGTTTGATACTTATCAATTAAATAGTTTAATGAATACACTTAATAATTTAACAGGAAATTTATTAATATCTCATCCTGCAAATTGTGAAAATTACTTTTCAAGGTCCGTTATATTATTGGTACAGCATACATCCCAGGGATCATGGGGTGTGGTTGTTAATAGAAGAGCTAAAACCGTGAGTATGCAATCTGTGATGAATACAATAGGCATAGAATACTCGGGTCTTGAACCAGTGTATATAGGTGGTCCTATAGAAACATCTAGGGTTCATATAATTCACACACTGGACTGGATAAGTTCAGGAACCTTGTCAATTACTGATGATATTGGCATTACTGGTGATATGTCAATATTGGCTGCAATTAGTAAAGGCATGGGACCTGCCAAATTTAAAACAGGAGTAGGATTAGTTTTATGGGGTCCAGGACAACTTGAACAGGAGCTACAGAACATGTCACTAAAAGCCGGTCAAAGCTGGTTAACTATTTCTGCCACTGTTGATCTTTGTTTATCTGAATCAGGAGATAAACAATGGCAAAGAAGCATTGACACAGTAATAACTCAGCAAGTTTCTGAATTATTTTAATCTTTTTCGGAATTCATGGATGCTAGCATTTCCCTGATCTTTGAACTACCTGCACTTGCTTTTATCTTGCCTACATTTATTCCATCAGATGGGTCTCGGACTTCTCCTGTTTCAGGATCATGATCAATTATAGTCGAAGTTTTCTTCAGCCCTTCATATATACTAAGTTTAGGAGTTGAATTGCCTTCTTCCTCGCCCAAGTCTCTAATTCTCAATGTATCTAAATCAAATTCTAAATCAACTTTTTGACCAACACCACTAGAACTACGTGTTTTCATAAACTGGATCTGATATCTACCTCGTTCCTTCATAGCTCTGCTTGTAAAAATGCCAATAACATTATCTGCTGTCTGAATCTTACTAAGTCCGCCAGAAATATGACTGTGATCAAATTCTATTTCTTCAACGGCCGCACGATTAAGCTGACTAGCTGTTACCACGATTGCTTGTGTTTCCATTGCTAGATTTCGTAACTCCTCACTGACATACTTGTCCTTGACGAATAGGTCTGAGGGACTAACCTTGACCGACATCGGCATCATCAAATCAAGATAATCTATCAACAGAATATCTGGCTTAAATCCTTTTTTAACTTGATACTCTTTTAAATATGCTCTTATGTCGTTTGTATTTTTGCCACTTGGCATATACTTGATTTGTATACTTCCGGACTGTTTTCCTAGCATTCGAACTTTAAGCTCAACATCATCAAGATTTTTAAATACTTCTCGTGTTGCGATACCAGTTAACATACTATCCATTCGCATGGCAACTAGTGCCTCACTGAGTTCGAATGTTAGATATAGTACATTAAGTCCTTGAAGTGCCCAATTGCATCCTAAATTTGCAAGAAATAGTGACTTACCGCCGCCAGAAGCAGCACACCAAATGTTAAGTTCGCCTCGGTTGAATCCGCCATAAAGTTTCTTATCTACACTTGGCCAACCAGTGCTTATTTGACCATTTGAATTCTTCAAGCCCTCAAGTCTAGCTCTGGGGTCTTCAAAATAGTCAGTTCCCATGTCTTTTTGTAAACCAATTTGAACAGCGTCTTTGATCATTTTTTCAACTGGACCGTACTCTCCCTTTTCAAGTAAATCTGCTGATTTAATGATTGCACGTTCTAGGCCCTTGTGACGTGAAAATTGCTCAAATTCATTCATCAACCAAGTATAGTTTTCTTCAGGCAATTGTACTGGATTCATATCAACATTGCAACTTGCGTTAACGATGCTTGTCTCAGGCATAATCTTGTATTGGTCAACATATTCTTTGATGAATTCGGCAGTTTCTTGGAGTTTTCTATCGAAATTTTCTGGATCAAAAATACTGGCACAGCGTACAAAAGTTACTGCATCACTCATGAACATTTCTAGATATAATTTTTGAACATCGTAGCTATAGTTTAATACATTAGATTTCTGCATTTCGTTCAATTCTCTTTTTAATCATTTTTAATTTTATTTCACCATGTTGGCGATATTTCAATATTGAATATAACGTGTATATTCTTCCATAATTTAGTACAGCATCGGCCACATCTTTTATTCCTGAATGCCATTCAGGAGAACTCACTGACCATCCTTGTTCTATAGCAATATCTATTAGCTTTGTTCCAGCTAGGTCGCGATCAGGCACAACTATTACCTCTTTACACAGGGAATTTATCCTGAAGATTTTCTCGGTGTTAAGGGCATTTCTCATCACGGCAACTCCATCAATTGATATCGCATCAATTGGTCCTTCAACAACTATAACATAGTTTCTTTCATATGTCTGTCGGTCTAAGTTAAACACATAACTAGGTTGTGAACTAGTTAGATATTTAGGTCTACCCTCAGAAATTTTTCTAGCAGTCCAGCCTACTATTTTGCCTGAATAAAAATAAGGAATAATTACTCTGTCTTGATATCCAGGCGATGGACTCCACATCCATGGATACCATTCTAATTTCATGCCTCTATCTAGTACATAAGCAACAGCAGATGCAAAGTTTTCATCATTGCATCCTTCTTTTATATATTCGTCGAAATTTTTGCAATTTTCGGGTAAAACCACCGGATTTATACCAAGATTTAAGCTTTTTTCGATAGGTTTCATGTCTTCTTTTGCACGAATTGCTTCTAGTGCAAATTTCTGTACATCAGTACTGGGAATGCCCATCCATAGCATTAAATTCCGTGTGTTTTGTGATAGCAGATGTCCAGGAGTCCATCCGGCTTTGAAGTTGCAATTAAAACAATGAAAGACAAATCCATCACCTTCAAATTTGATTCCACCACGCCCTCGTGTATCCATACTTTCACCTCGATGATGACAGCACGGTGAATCAAATGTAGTCCATCCCCCCGACGCTTGTTTGCGTTTGGTAGGCAGGACAGTGTGAACTGATTCCTGGATTATGTTCATAATGTTATTTTAACTGAAATATTGTATTTGGTCAACAAATCCATTGGGAAATTTGTTATTATTTGATCCAATAGGATTTCCAGTAGGATAATAATTTACACCAAAAGCATCATTCTTTGGTTTGATTTTAAATCTTATCGCAGTGTATGCTCCTGTCCATGAAAGTTGAATTATTCCATGTGCCGCTGTGCTAGATATATAATTTGTCACGGTAAATGCCTGTGCATTTGCCTGGCCAGCGGGACTAGGATTACTATCAATCGTTGCCTCTACTGTAATTTCTCCTGCAAAACTTGCTAGTGTAACAGCAGCAGTTGACGTGGTAGAATTGTAGGTAGAACTGATTTTAGGGCTAAGCCACTCGCTTACAAAAATGTATCCCATGCTGTTAGGAGTTCTATCATATGCTTTGCCTGTTTCTAATTTGTCAATATCAACCGTTTGAATAGGATATCCTATTGCAAATCCATCTTCTACTATTTCAATGTCACCGGTAATTTCGTAATATGTATTTGCATACGCAGGAGTGAATGTTCCATCTCCATTATCTTTCTTTACCAAAAACTTGTAACTAGCAGCTTGTAAATTAATTGTGTCCAGTGGATTGAATGTAACAACCGCTAGTCCTTTGGTAGATGTAGTCACTCCGTTGTCTATGACTGATAGTTTTTTGCTGAAAACCAACTCTCTGCCAGTAGTGTCAATAAGGTCTACATAATAATTAGTAGTAGTAGAAAGAAACACAGGCTTTTGATCAGAATTTTTGAACTGTATCTGTACTGAATCTTTAAATCCTTTTTGAATTTTGATCTTTCTTTGATACATAACCTTATAAATTCCTCTGGTTTGATTGGTATCGAATATTACATCGATCTTATTTGGATATAAATAAACTGGCAACTTGTTCATGACGTTGTATTTATAAAAATATGAAACATATAAAAACAGAAGAATTTCAAATTAAATTTCCATTTGTATCATGTATTCGGTGTGGTAATGAAGAATACGTGGGTATCATAATCAATCATGACACACTTGTAACAAGTATGTACGATATCAGTGTAATTAAATCTGAATCTGATCGACAGAAATTATTAGATTTAGGTGACACATGGTGGTGGGAATCTAATAGAAAAATACCCATCAGTATATTTTTAAAGTCCGATATGATAGTATTTCGTCCTATTATAAAAACATTTAATAGTAAAGATGTTACTATAATTTTTGGACCAGTTGTTAATCTTAGTGAAATATCCGAAAAACGAGTTAAGCGGAAGTCGATACAATTAATCAGGGCGCCGTCGAAGAACCGCTGAGATACTCACATAATAAATTCATGTGTATTATCACCGCTATAGCATAACTGAATGCGTGACTTTTTTTCCAGTAATATTCTCCATTAGTTGGTTTTATCCATACTTCATTTAATATAGTATTCCAATCTTGGCCTACTAAATGAATTTTTGCAGGTCGAATCATTGCAAGAACTGCTGCTAGCTGTTCTACTGAAGTAGGACAATTCTTTTTTAAAATGTCTGCATGGCCGCTTAGTTGAAATAATAAATCCACAAACTCAGACTGTTTTAAAAGATCCCACAATGGTTCAGTGTTCATTAACTCAATTAAATGATTTTCGTCTCTTACATCTTTGTAGAAATTGACATTCAATAAATCAATTTTAAAATATCCACGATCTCCTGCTTGTTTGTAGTCTATTGCAGAGTTGCCTGTTAACGGATTAATAGGAATTTCTTGACAATATATTCCTGTTTTATGCATTCTGCCATCTACTAAAGAAGCAGGAATATGTTTTATTACATTGAGGATATCATTCCGATCTGCAAAATCAATATCAACGTCCATTATTTTCTCCGGACATAGCAAGTTTATACAACATTTGATATTGATCGTATGCTTTTTGAACAGCGGAATGTTTTTCTCGAAATGATTTCTCATCATTCCGTCTCTGAATATAATGGTTAAACACATCCATGCTTCCGGTATATTTCATACTTTCTTCAACACGTTCGTAAAATTCGATTAGGCGGTCTAATGAGCTTTCTGGAATCTGAATGGTGTGCAGAGTTTCGGTTTCATATGGAATATTGTGATACTGTTGGTGGCTATATTTGTCCAATGCTCCAAAATATGATGGTACATATCGTTGATATCGACGATTACTATCTACAATATTCATATCATATCGGTATAAAAACTCTTTTGCTTTTGTTGTTTTCTTTACAGAGTTGTCCATTATTCTATTCCGGTTTCTTTACAAATTTCTTTTACTAGTGCTACATCTGCTGGATTGTCTTTGAATTTTTTAACCCAATACGGCATATCAAGTGCTGGAGCAATTAGATCAAGTTGTTCATCGCTAAACTTTGCTAACATATTTTTGCCGCTTTTGCAGTTTAACAGCATCCAGCAACTAATTTTTCCATTAACAATGTCATGTACTGCTCGGTTTAAGTTAGCGTAATTAAAGTAATGTACATAGGTTGACTTATTTGTATCAGCCCATTCGATCATAGTTGTAACGCTGCGATGTACTGCTGCCTCTACTGGTTCTACTTTTAACATCTCAAAAAGATATTTTTCATATAACTCATCCCTGCACCAATGGTCTAGTTTAACACCGCTTTTGATAACATAATCAATAAACTTGTCAGGATAAAGGGGTTTAACATTATTAACAAAACTTCCAAATTTAACAAAAGCATTATAGTAAGATGTCTTGCAAAATTCTTCATATGTTTTGTTCTTTTTTGCATTTTGTGTTAGTTGAAAAAATCTATTAAATGCCATAAATCCAGCCTGTACTCGTTTCTCATCTTTCTGCAAAGCACGGCGTTTGGACTCACAAAGATGACTAAAGAGGGTTGTCTCTCTCATGAACTTTTTTCCACAATGGACACATAGGTGTGGTTGATCGGCCAATAGAATCACTCGTATCTACTTTCTTTTAGAAAAGTGCAGCAGTGATTACACAAATCACTCATATTCTTTTCTTTGTTTTTTATCAAGACCCGTGCTGTTGAACAACTCTTCTTTGTCGGCGGGAGTCATCATTGATGCCATCAATTTAATCTCATCCATTTTCATTGCTGGATACATTTCGCATAATAATTTTTCAATTTTATTTGCTTTTTCTTTAGTGCCACTTTTCAAGTAAGGATGAAACAGCTTACTTCCAATGCCACATCCTGCATATAATTTCCACAATAATGCTCTATGATCTTTGCTCAATATCCAGTGATTTTTATTGACCAATTCATTAGTCATTTCAACAAACCACTCTTGTGTATCTCTAGATCCATTTACATTGCTTACAAAACGCAATAGAACATATGGACTAAATTCTTTCTTTTCGTCAACATCAAGTTTATCATAAAAATCGTAATTTCTAAGATCAACTGCTGCAAGTTCTCGTTTAATATCTAGAGCCATACTATTCTTCTCCAAACAAATATTGAGCCATTCTCTTTTCAGTGGTTTCTCGATCCTTCATTCCACAATCAAAGCATATCTGTTCTCCGTTAGGTCCATACGGTCTACACTCTTTGATTGCACGACAAAGTTCACATACTTGTGATGGTTCTGCCATTATAATTCCTCGACCACTCATATTACCAGGCCTTACAGTATTGAACTATTTCACTTTGACGACTTACTTCCTTGACGAAATACACGCACGTGGGATTATCACCGGAATGCAAGGGAGTACATAATAGTTGACCTGGCTTCATTTTTGGAAAGTACCATTTGACATCTTGATATACATTAATGATATCAATGTCATAAAACTCAGGTCTAGATGACGTTAGTGGATTAAATGCAAATGTTCTAAATCCCCTATCGTTGAGGCTTGTCAATGACAATACTTCCAAATCTGGTCCAGTGGGATCTCCTACTATTGTGCACCAATCTAACGGCATTGTAATTTCATGTTTTCCTATACGTAATACTACAGCAGGACCAGTAAAGGATTCAAGAAAAATCAACGGTAAAAAGAAATAATCAGGATTATTATTATCACTATTGTCCAATACCGCATATCTAAGATCCTCATCAATAGTGTCGGGTAGATCATTTAATAATAGTGTTCGATTATCCAAAGTGAGGATTTGCATTAGATTTTAACCTTTTCAATTGTAAATGGATATTGAGCGTCTTTGTAAAAAGTCTTACGCTCCGATAAATGCCGTTTTGCATATTTTGTATTAGCAGTAAGATCCCATATATTAACAAAGTCTTTGTCTTCGGCACGTCTCACTCCTCGACCAATACTTTGAATAACTCGAACAAAACTCTTTCCTGGTTCAATTAATACAAGGTTGAAAATTCTGGGAATATTAATTCCCACTGCTGCTACTCCATAAGTTGCCACTGTGATTCTGTTATCTGAGGTTGCAACTTCTGCATATTCTTTTTTTCGATCTTTAGTTTTAACAGCACCAGATATAAATGCAACATCTGGATCTTCCTTTAGAACACTGAACAGTCCACTAAGTTCTTTTTGTAAAAATTTACCAGATTCAATTCTATCAACCAATACAAGGGTGTTTCCAGATGTAGAAATTTCTTTTATCTTATTTGCCATCCATGTCAATCTATTTGAGTCAGTGACTAGATATTTTAATTCTTCAGGATAAGATCCAAATTCTTTCCATTCCTGTGTTTGTACGATGTTTACATGACATCCGCTGAGAACACCTTTTTGCTGAAGTTCAAATGCGGAAACTCTTCCTATAACATCGCCTAAACTACATCGTATGCTCTCAAAATCAAGAGGATCTTTTGGAACAGTTCCGGTAATACCCCATCTTATAGATGCGTTTCTTAAGTTTTGCGTAAGAAGATTTTTTAAGACATTTGCGGATGCTTGATGAACCTCATCAACTATCACTGTGTTAACGTTTTCTAAAAAATCAGCTAGTGTAACTAAATCTGCTTCGCCATTTTTAGTTTTTTTATCCAGGACATTGAGACTCTGCCAGGTGCATATTGTATGAGTTTTATTTAATTCTTTTCTATCCCCATAAAAAACACCAACATCAAGTCCTACATTGATAAAGTCTTCCTCTGTTTGTTCTACTAGTGTTTTGTTAGGAACAATCACTATTGTTCTGCCATATTTTTCACAAATTTTACATAGTGTCGCTGTAAGAATAGTTTTTCCAAAACCTGTTGCCAATTCTGCAATCGCTTGTGGGTTATTCAAAAAATCATTTACAGCGCCTACCTGATCATCGCGTAACCTAATCGGCTGTCCTGCAAACCTATGACCAACTGGCCAGGATTGATCACCCCAAAATTCTTCAGTAATTTTTTTAAATTCCAAACATTCAGCGGTGCGTAAATCTTCTACCTCTATATAATATCCAGCTTGTTCTAAAAATGGTAATATTTTATCAAGTAGATTGACATACGTAGTGCCACCAAGGCCAAAGAATCCTACATATCCATCCCATCTGCCTAGTTTGAACGCGGGTTGGTACCTAGCACTTTGTTGAAAGTATCTAAATTTCTTTACTAATTCTTTTCTAGTATCTAAGGCTAATCCGTCAATCTTAACATTGACTTCATCCTTGATTATAATTCGTGCGGTAGCCATTTTGTTTTATTTGGTGCTTTCATGTTATAATACACTAAGTTACAGGCATTATCAACCATTGTTGCCATAGAAAAGTGCATATAATTATAATATCCTAAATTTATCACACTTCTAAAATTTATTCCAGATTTAATTAATGGTTTAGTTATTTTTGTACTAACAAAAACAATTTTAGTGTGAGAATCAACTGGAGTGTTTAGTCCATTTTCTTTTATGTACTGATTAAAGTCTGCTTGGTTATTTGGAAGTCTAAACATTACGGACATTTCATTCGATAAAATGCCCTGACTTAATGCAAACTTTGACCATTCCTTGACCAGTTGGTATTCACTACCGCCTGGCACAATTACCAAAAGTGGTCCGCCAAAATTCAGCAAATCTCCAAAAACATCATCTATTTTTGCTTCATCGCTATTAAACCATGGACGATCATGAATGGAAGATTCTATTATAACTTTAGTATAGTAGTTCAACTCGTTTTTAATTTTTAAACTAACTTCTTCGTCCCATACAGTGATTCCATAATTTTTTGCGTGAAATAGCGCTTCTGTTAAATTTATCGTATCAGGCTGAGGTATCGAGCGATGACCATTAACTATTGTATATTTTCCATCTTTGATAGATAACATGGGAACATAAGTCTCTACATTTTCCCTGATTACATTGATATCATTATACAATGATAATAGTTTTTCTGAAACTTGAAATTCTCGGTCTTTCAATGAATCTATTATCCATAGAACATTTTTTTCAGTTAATGAAAATTTCCATTTTTTAATACCTGCATCCCACAATCCCTTGTGGAGTTCATGTATTGTAGAATTTCTTGTTCGAAATAATGTAACGATGTCATCGCTATATGGAAATTCCACCGTTATTTTATTATCTTCAATATCAATCTTACGAATAGACGATATTTTTCTAAATGGATATTTCCACTTAGGCGATGTTAGTATACTATCTATGTCACTAATGATGGGACGAATATTATTCTTGTACTTGTCCAAAAGTCTAATAGCTAGCATTGCCTGTTTTTCGGTAAGTGCCTGACCAGAACTGACCTGGTCTGACAGGCTAACCATAATACTATGTTCGCTGTGATTTAAAAAATGCGGCACGGGAATTGAAAATCCGTATCCTATATTTTCAATCACATCTTCAACATAGGTCATATTTGAACATCTTCCATTCCAGCAGTGCGTAATTTAATAATATTACTCATCTGCCACTGTTTAATATCTAGTGCCTTGATAATTCCAAGCCACTGGTTTCGTAAAAGTGCAAACTCATTAACTATTTTTTCCAAATCAACGACGTTTGCTTCTCCGTCAACATATTTTTCACAATCTCTGCTACTGAGTGCTCGTTGATAGTTTTCCAGATATTTTTTAAATGCTTTACTACGCTCTCGTCGGAGCTCAATATTCAAATATTCTAACACTGCCTCAATTTCTTGAAGCTGATTGAATCTTTGCTCGACGATGCCCGGCAAGTTAGCAGAGGATCTTTCTAAGTTTCCAAAGACCTTTACTTCTTTCCGGGCATCGTCTATTTGTGCATAGAAGTACTCAATACAATCTGGTAAATGATTTATATCTTTACTGACTTTTGAGTACCAAGACATTAGTAGTCTTCTTCATTTTCTTCGTCAGGTTGATCTTCATCAATATCTTCAATGGCTATGTCCAAATATTCGTCATTGCCTGAAATTGCATGAAGGTCCTTGAGTTCGAATTGATCAGTTAACAAATACTCAATATACTGAGTTGCCGCCGATGCACGATTTTTTTCTGGAATGAAGTCTAAGAAAACATCCCATATTTCAACAATTTGATTTTCTTCCATTATTCTGTTACAACTTCTTCTATAATATTAACTGGTGGAGTAATTATATCATCCCATTGATTCATAATCAATGTAAGTTTTTCTTCCGTCCAATTTTTACGGAATTCAGAAATTATTTCACCAGTTTCTTTGTCTGTATATGCTAGTTTATTGCCAGACTTGGTAAGTACTCCCATTTTTTCAAACATATCAACCAAACCGGAGGTTGGCTTCATGCCAGTTGAATATGGGATTTGTACCTGAACTGATTCAAACGGTTTTGCATAACGGGTCTTCATGATTTTACATGCGGATCGAATGCCAACAACATCACTGATCTTATTGCCGTTTTCATCTTCCTTTAGTTTAAGCTTCTTCATTGCAACAACAATAGATGATGCATAAATGAAGCCTTGTCCTCCGGATATTTTATCGTCTGGATCAAACATATCTTGTGAAGCGTAGGTGTGATTGGTACACACCATTCCTACATTATATGATCCAAACATATTAACACAGTTGCGAACAAGAGCGGTGAGTGCCTTGGGTTTGCGACCCATATCACCCTTCATTTCTCCTGCCTCAAACTGATTAACATCTGTTGGTGTTAACAACATACCTAAAGAGTCTACTACAAACAATATCTTGGGACGAGTTTCCGGTTCCATTGTCTTGTATTCTTTCATAAACTCTGAGATAGTTTTTGCAACATCATCAATCATTGCCATGTTTAACTTGAGAAGTTTATCCTCAGATGTATCTACATCCAATGCCTGTAGCCAAGCTTCATCCAACGCATTTTCGCTATCAATTAGAACAACATAAATGCCTTGTTGCTGTGCATGTTTAACAATGTTGCCAGCGCAGATATATGATTTACCCGCACCAGATTCTCCTGCAAACACCGTAACCTTGCCCATAGGAATTCCTTTAAAGAAATTTCCAGATATGAGGTAGTTTAGTGCGTAATTGCCTGTTGAAATCCAATCTGTAGGATCGTTAAACCCAATACCAAGTCCGTCAATGGACTTGGTAATGGATTTGCGGAACTTAGAGATGTCAAAAAGTTTCGACATATATGTTCCTCTCTATTAGTTTGATGATTGTCGTGCGCGAATTGTTGCAAGAATGTCCTGTGCCCGCGAACTTGCCTCGCTGCCACTTGATACAGGTGCCTTGTCTACTTCAAAAGGCACTTCGTCGTCATCAGAAACTACCGGCGAAGGAGTACGAGAAACCTGTGCTGATGCAGATGAACCTTCACCTGTTGCAACTCCGCTGCCGCCCATTCCGGCTGGCTTGAAGTACTGACCCCAACGATCCATGTCAAATGCATCGCCATCAACTGACGCCTCAAACATTTCCTTCATGACTTTGAGTTCTACTTCACCTGGCTTCTTGGGAAGAAAGCTCTTGAGATCATATAGATCGTGTTGTGCAATTGCAGCTTTTTCTTCATCACTCAGTGCCCGCTCACGACGAGCCCATGTTGAGGTTGAATAGTCTGCATATCCACCTTTAGTTGTCTTGACGATCTTGAAGTCTAGACCACGAACATAATCAGTTGGTAGTTCTTCGATTTCGCTGTCCATCAATGCATTCTTAACAATGTTAAAAATTTGACTACTGATGATAAAACGACGAATTGGATTTTCTGGCGTCTTGTCTTCCTTGAGTTCAGAGTTAACTACAAACCCTTGGAATAGATATGAACGCTTCTTCCAGTATTTGCGTCCCAACTCTTCCAGACTCTTGTCCTTGAACCAAGGACGAACTTCTGCAAGAATAGGACAAGCTTCGCCCCACATTTCCATGCAGGGAACTTGTACAGTAACTGGCTTGGAGTTTGCTTCGCCTTTGACGCCTGCAAACGGCAACTTGATCATTGCGCGTTCAATCCAGAAAAATGTGTTATTGGAATCTTGATCAGGAAGGAAACGAATAGTAGTTGTACTACCTTCTGCTGCATTCCAATGTGGGAAAATTGCGTTGTCGCCGCCGCCAGAGTTATTAGAATTTTGAGTATTTGCCGCTTGAAGTTTTGCGCGGATTTCTGCTAATGAGGCCATGATTATTTTTCCTTTTTATGCCTAAATATGCCTGTATCTTTCTGTGCCACTACACAGTAAAGAACATTTTTGCATATACGAATTATATGCGCTTTTATTTATCTTGTCAAATAAAAAGTGTTGTATTATTATGATTTTTTGCTACGAGGAAAAACTTCATCCAAATCAGTATAACGAGCGTTAACTGTTTTTTCACCTCGTAATTTTGCAGCCATTATTGAATGATGTCCATCTGCAATAAAATCTTTGCCCTTATATCTAACAATATGAATGTTGTCAGGATTTAGATTTGCAAGTTTTTCTGCGGTCATGTCATTATCGGTATGTCTAGTAATTGGTTGTGTTGGTATTAAAGTGGAAATATCAAAAGATCTAAATGATTGTAGTGATCCTAGTTTCTTTTTTGCTGCTGACCTAATATCAGGATCCCGACTGTTAATTCCCAAAGAGTTTACAAAGTCATAAAATCTATTTTCAAGTGCATATGCGGTGTTTGCGTTATATGGACGAAGAGGAATATGTTGTCCTTTTACGGCATCATCCCAGAATTCTCCATATTTTGTTTTTTTGCCATATCGCCTAGCAACTCGTTGTTGTAATGCAAGTGGGTCAACTTTGCGTTCTTCATCGATTACGGGATCATTATTCATTGCTAGGAACAATGATCCGCCCTCTTCTTTCCATAGACTTACATGATCTTCAAAAGATCCATGTGGTATTCTTGGATGTCTAAAACCGTTATTAAAAAACACTTTTAGTGATGCAAGTGAACTAATTTGTGCACCTAAATCATTATATTTTTTCATAGCCTGTTTTACAAGCCAGTCACCTATTCCTTTATTTCGGAGTTCTTCTGGAACTACAAAATCAATCACACTTTGCGATCTAGGAGAAAGAGTTGTTTTTTTCATTATATCAATATAGCCACCGTCAGGATGCTGGATAACTTCTCCGTTATCCCCCATCATTGACTGGCGCTCATTAATTAATGAAAACTCACGAAACCTCATTAGCGTTTGATATTTTTCCACATGGCTGCCGCTGCAATTTTTTTGCCTTTTTCTCCGCCGCCTGCTGCCTTTGCTACTTTATCAAAACTCTTGCCTTTCTTGCCAATATCGCCTCCGGACTTTGCTTTTTTAACAATATTAGACTTCTTTGCTTTGCTAAGTCCTTCACTTGGCTTCTTAGCTTCGACAACTGGAAGACCTGCCAATCTACGCATTTCTGCGACATGATGAGATTCTTCATGCTGTTGATTGAGATGACTGATTAATTTTGCTGCCAATTCTGCTTCTTGATCACCGCCGTTGCCATTATCGTCACTGAACTGGCGCTTGACGTGTGTTACAACGCCATGCTCACCTTTTGTCCATGTTCCATTATCACGATCATAGAATCCCATGACAAGTTCGGCAACTTTATTGATTTTTGTTTTATTATCTGAACCAGGTTCAATTAGCCTATGTTCGTCATCGTGTTCAATGCTATCATTTTCACCAACAGGCTCTTCTGGTGTAGGCGTTACTTGGGCTGGCTCACTAGTTTCCCAATCAATTTTATCAGCATCATTGCCCATATATGTCTTGATAATTTCACGAGCATCCTCATCTGCGCCGTTAGGCATGTTTGCAATAGCTTCAATCGCATCGAGTAATGATTGGTCAGTTATTCCTATACCTTTTAGTGCTTGGACAGCTTCTCCATTGACTCCCAGTGGTAATGGATTTTTTACTAGTTCCTGTAGGTCATTAAGTTGGTCCTGGGAAAATCCTTCGCCTACTATTGAACTTGCCCACGATTCAAATGATGCTATTTCTTGGGTTTGATTCTTGGACTTATCTGCTGCAATGATTCTTTCGATTTCAGCATCCAACTGTCCTGGTTTTCTTCCAATTGAATATGGACTAACATTTGCAGATGATACTAATTTGAATTGGTCACTCTTACCGGGAATTTCCTTTAGTACTATAAAATTAGCTTTATAAAACCCTTCATCGTCGTCATACCCATCATCTGCCAGATGGTATCCATCTCCAAGGTCTGATACTATTTCTGTGTTATATCTAGTATATACATATCCATCCTGTGATTCATGTACATAATCTGACAATTCAATTTCATCTGCTTCCTTCATGATGGAATGAAGTAGGGGAAATAATTCTAACAATGACTCGTCGAATTTGTTTACTGTAAACGCATCTCGGTAAGTTTCTGTCGTGACTTCATCCAATTCGGTACTAGTGCCTTCTTCGGTAGATGATTCCATCCAAGTTTCATAATATTTTTGTTTGCACATAGATTCCATGTGATTTCTTAAGCTCTTCAGCTTCTGATTTGCACGTTCTACGATAGAATTTGCACTATCGGTCAATGTTGAATTACGGACCTTTCGTCCAAAATTACTAAGTTGCATAATTTCTTCGCAAGTTTTCGTAATTTTTTTACCCGCGTCATCGTGTGGATGTCCACCGTTTGCAACATGACGCTGCATTGCGCGAGCACCAGGCAAGTAGATAAATGGAAATTTAAATCTTTCTCCATCTTTGTTTTGAATGAACAGATTTTTAATCTTGCGACTTCTTGCACCGGGCTTAGAAGGATCAATTGCCTCACTGTGTCTGATAATCAAGTCGGTATCTTCAATTGTTCTATGCGATGTTTTGGAACTTCCATACATAGATGATTCTGAAAAATTTGACTTACGATGAGCATCAACATCGTCCAATGACATATACATATCAGTGTCTCTGTCATAATATTTGCCTTCTTGTGGATCATAATAAACGACTTTTCCTGATTCCAGTCTAAATGGGCCTTCTAGACCTTCGTGTGATAAATCAGTATATCGTTCAGTATCTATATTAGGCAATACTTTATGTCCTTCTTTAACGCTTGTCATATTCTTTTCCTTGGATCCGTTTTGAGCAAGATATTGAAAATCTGTTTTATCTAGATTACCCTTGGCAATATCCCTGGTGTCAAATCTCAATAATCTTCTTTTAGCAAAAAATCTCATTTCTCTAAGAAAATCATACCAGTTTTTTCTAGTAATATTGTCTGATTTTTCAGTGATTCCCTGGCTATAGAATACTTTTAGATTGCCAATATCGTTTATAGATATACTGACTCTGCCTAAATTTATTTCTTCAGCAACAAAATCAAAATCAAAAAATCTTGCATCCTGTGGCACAGATGTTACTGCGCTGTTTTCGTCTCCCATTTGTAAATTGGAAAACCGACTTCTAATTTTTTCAAATAGGTCGTATGCGATCATTTCAATAGGTGTCATAGAGGTATTTATACAAGATTAGCCAATAAAGATAGGTAAAGGAAGTATTGCATCATCGGTTGCATGTTCATGGATCTTTTCGTAAATACTAGGATCCCATTCCTGTAACATCATAATCATGCGTATATTCAATAATAAACTAGCAACCAAGTCATCGTGTTCGCCTACTTTTGCCTCAAATCCTAGTCCTTTGGATATGTAAGCTTTTAACTGACTAATTAATGGCTTAGAGTGAATTTGTATAGTGCCAGATTCAATAAGTTGTTTTAATTTAGCGCAGATTGATATTTTTGATTTATGCGTGGTATTAAATCCTTTTCTAAACTGCCTAACATGGCCTTTTCTAATAGGTTCACTTAAGAATAATCCTGGAAATGTTTCTTCACCTAGTTCGTTTATTGCAACTAGCGCAGCTTCACCGATTGTATTATTTTCCACTGAATAATATATACTGCTATTGCTTCCTCGTGCAGTGCATTGATCATCGATGTATCTACAAATATCTCTCATAATTCGCACTTGCTGTTGTATCGGAGTAGTGTTATGATGCCACTCTGCTACCTGTTTAAATCCAGGCAATTCAAAAACCTCTATTCCGGCAAAATCACCGCCTGTGCCTAGACATGGATCCAAGCTGATGATATGTGATGCATTAGGATTAATATCCTCATACCATCGAACTTGTCCCATTTTCATTTTAGGCTCACGGCCTAGGTCATTTAAATCTGATAAAGTTAACGAGTTTATTAATGTTTCTTCAAATACCAAGAACTCACACTCGTGCTCACGTCTGAATCGTTCCTCTCCGATACGTGCTAACTCTTCATTTTTCCACTTTTCGTCCCTCTCGGGATGTTCGCTCCAGTGCGCCTTAAATGGAGAAAATCCGTTTTTCCCTACTGCCTGAATGTTTCCATATTCGTCTTCCCTCTTATTGGCCTCATTCCAAATTACTGCAAACTGATCTTCGTCGCTATTTGGAGTGGATGTGATAATTGCTTTACCACCTGTGGCAAGAGTTGGAGAAATAGATGTCCAAAATTCGCTTGCAATATTAGGAGGCACAAAGGCAAATTCGTCGCAATTTTTTGTTATAAAACAATCATTTACGATAAACTTGTGTTCTGATTGATCAACTTCAATGATATCAAAAACATCTACATTAGTATTTTTTGTTAGGTTAGTTATTTCTGATAAACCGTGAACGGTGTCAATAAAATCACCTACTTTGAGATCTTTTAATTGAACTTTTACACCATATGAAAAAAAGGTATGCTGTTCTGTTGCAGAAACGCATTCTCCAGTTTTTATCATAATTGTCACTGTTGGCTTTGAGGGAGTTTTAGAAACTCCCCTAAAATCTCTCCAGCCGTCCGGGGTTAATATTTCGTATTCATTGTTTTCAGCAAACATAATAATCTCTCAACATCGGATTCTGCCGAATCTTCCCACACATAGTACGTTTTTATGTCCCTGTGTTTTAATAATGCAAACTCGTCATGTGATTATTTGATTCGCATTGTATGTTCTTGAATATAAATCGACAAGTGAAATATCTTCTTCGACCAGTGTATTTTTATTGCGTATTCTTACAGTAGTGTCTCCATCTAAACAGTAGAGTAATGATAGTGACATACCTCGGCCAGTCGTTGGCGTAGTAGTTTGCGCTACAATTCTTGAACCGTTGTCGAACTCAATACTTTGTTTGTTGTAACTAGTAACGCCTGCTCTAATACTATCTGGACATAGTTCATATGCATATCTAATCCTAGACATGATTTCCATAGCACCGGTGTGTTTATGCGCTGCTACTAGAATTGTACTATTGTCGATAAACATTGCATACCATAGAAGATATCCAGCAGCAGTGGTGGTCTTGCCAGTCTGCCTTGGAAGCATGTTCACATTAAATCTATTATCGTGATAACTGTCTATTAATCTTTTTTGATATTCAAATGCCGTATAGGACATTTTGCCTTTTGTTGGATGTTGAATATGAAAGTAGTTATCAAGAAAATAATGAGGATCTTCAAGGCATTTTGCAAATTCTATTAAGTCTTGTTCGGTAAATACCTGTTTTTTGTGCGCTGTTTTAATTAATGAATTGTCTGCTGCCATATAAGTATCTGATAAAGAGAGTAGATCACATACAATCTACTCTCCTTTCCTTTTTATTATTGTGCGTTTTTAAACGCCTCATATTCTTTTAGCAGCTGAGACGAAAGATTGTTAATTGATTCATGTGCCATTTTGTAAGGATTATCGCCTATTCTCTGCGCAAATCCCTGCTGTTTTGGTTTAACTTGTTTATCACCATAGTCATGTGGTTCAATTTCTTGTTCAGGACTATTATCCCAGCTTTCTTCTTCCATACCGCCTTCATTATTACTGCCAAAGTAACTTTTACGATTGGAGTAATTATTACCAACCATGTTGTCCATGTCTGCTCGTGACATTCCAGTGGCTGGAT